CAGGCAGATGATTACATGGGTACTATAAAAGACCCGGGCGAAAGAAAACAGGAGCTGATGGCACGCATAAGCGATATCCTGAGAGATAATCAGGACTTGGAGTATGTACAGGGAATAGCCAATGAGATTATAAAGGCTCAGGAGGAAGACAAAGATACGATTGAGTTTTACAAGTCAATAATCAATAAAATCAAGCCTGATGCCGACAATAATTAGCGAGGAGTTTCTACAAAAACGGCCTGTAAGTTATAGCAGGCTCAAAGAGTTCCGGAAGTCTCCCCGGCACTATGTTGCGAGCTTTGAAAAGCCATTTGTGGAAAGCGATGCGATGCTACTTGGCTCGGCTGTTGATAGCCTGTTGATAGATGGAGCGGAGGGGTTCAATAAAGATTACTTACCCTACACCCCGTTTGCTAAGCGAAGTAACGATGCAAAGGCCGAATGGGCGGCCATGGTAGATAAGGCACGGACTCTCCGTAAGCGGTTAATCCCTAACGACATGATTGCAACGGCACATGAATGTGTAAACGCTATCAGGGCATATCCGGATGCACAGCCATACCTCAATATGAGAAAGAAACATCTCAGGGTTAAGTGGACAGACAGAGAAACACGGATACCATGTGTCGGGGTTACCGATTGGGATTGCATGATTGACGACCAGTTATTTATAGTAGACCTGAAAACATCAAGCAATGCCGACCCCGATGAATTTACCCGGGATGCATGGAAGTGGGAGTATTTTCTACAGGTTGGGGCGTACCTTGAGGGGTATAAACACGCATACTTTCAATTCCCGAGCTTTGTTTTTATAGTGGTAGAGACAGGCGAACTGCACAATGTTTCGATAAACTTTGTCGAAGATAAGTATGCAGAGTTTTGCAGGGAAGAATGGAAGGGAACATTAAAAGCGTTCAGGCATTGCCTTGACCACAATATGTGGGATGCCGGGTATGAGTTCCGGCTGATGAATACAGGTGATTATTTTGCCCTGAGAAAACCCGGATACGGGAAGGCGAAATATGGCACTTGGGATTAAACCTCTCCCCGGGGGTTAACAAATCTCCGGGGGTTGTTTATAACTATATTTTGAAAATGATTAGAATAGCATATTTTTGTAACCGTAATAATTTTACACATGGCAAAGAAGAAAAAAGACCCGGCATTTCTATTTTACCCAGCGGATTTTTTAATCGGCACCTTCACAATGAACTTCCAAAACCGGGGGAAGTATATAACACTATTAAGTATAATGCATCAGCAAGGGAGGCTTAGCGATAAAGCTATTTTAACGCTGATAGGTAAGTTCCCGGATGAGCTTAAAAGCAAGTTCCTTAAAGATGAGAAAGGATTGTGGTATAATGAAAGGCTCGAGGAGGAACAGACAAAAAGAAAGCGTTATAATGATAGTAGAAAAGCCAACCTTATGGGTTCCCATATGGGAGACGATATGGAAGGCCATACTGTAAATGTAAATGTAAATGTAAATAAGAAATTTAATCCTCCTTCAAGAGAAGATGTAATAAAGTATTTTGAGGACAATGATTATAACCCTGAGATAGCTAAGAAGGCATACCTGTACTATTCAGAACAGAACTGGCACGACTCTCAGGGAAAGCCAATCAAAAACTGGAAGGGGAAGATGATCTCCGTATGGTTTAAAGAAGAGAACAAAAAGATAGTTAAAGGGAAAGTAAACTTAGCCGAATTGAGCAATGACAGAAAAAACAATTTTACCTGAGCTTGGCAAATTGCCGCCGCAAGCTATAGACATTGAGGAAGCCGTAATAGGTGCAATGATGGTTGATTCAGTTTGCATAGATGATATCGCTGAAATTCTGACCCCGGAGGTCTTTTACAAATCAGCGCACCAGATAATTTTTTCAGCCGCACTTGGGCTGTATAAGAAAAACCAGTATACCGACATTTTAAGTGTGACTAACAGGTTGCAGGATACGGGAGAACTTGAAATAGTTGGAGGCCCAACTGTACTACTGAGACTTACCTCTAAAGTTGTTACTACGGCACAGGCTGTTCAGCATTCGTATATTTTAAAGGCTGCATACATACAGCGGGAGATGATACGGATAGGTCACGAGCTTGTGCAGCGAGGGTATGATCCGACACTTGACCCGTCAGACCTTTTGGAGTATGCTGAAAAAGAGTTGTACCAACTCGGTGACACCGCAAACCACAAGGAGGCCGTTTCAATATCTGCCCTTTTAAACAGGTTATCAACACTCATAGAAAAGAGGGAGAAAACAAAAAGCGATTTACTCGGGGTTCCTTCCGGTATTATGCCGCTTGACCGTATTACTATGGGATGGCAGCCGGGCGATCTGATAATTATTGCAGCAAGGCCCTCAATGGGGAAAAGCGCATTGGCCGTTCAGTTTGCCCGGTTTGCCTCTCAGTATAATCACCCGGCGTTGGTATTTTCACTTGAAATGACCGACCTGCAGCTCGGGGAACGGTTCTTAAGCAGCGAGTCAGGCCACGACAGCTATGATTTAAAGAGAGGGCGAAATGTGCAGTGGGAGAAAATCGAGAGGGTAATAAGCAATAACAAAAACACCCCTCTATGGATAGATGACTCAGCCCATGTTTCAATATACGAGTTCCGGAGCAAGGTAAGACGGGCAAAGAAGAGGCATAAAATAGAGCTGGTAATTTGTGACTATTTAAACCTTTTTTCAGGGGATGAGGATAAGCAGAACATGAGCGAAAAATATGGCTCTATATCCAAAATGTTCAAACAGGTTGCAAAGGAATGTAAGGTTGCAGTCATAGCACTGGCACAGCTCAACAGGTCTCCCGAAATGAGATTAAACGCCTTCCCTAAATTATCAGACTTAAGGAACTCGGGAGAGATAGAGCAGGATGCGGATATCGTAATATTCCCAGTTCAATACAGGAGAATAGGGATGATGACAGACGAGAACGACAGGGATTTATCAGGGCTTGCCCGGATAGATATAGCCAAGAACAGAAACGGAGTGACTGATTTTATAGAGGTTGAGGTATCACCTGACAGCATGATCTGGAAAGAAATAGAGAGGGAGTCCGTGAGCATAGACGATTTTACAGAACCGAATAGAGAAAAGAATAACCAATTACCATTTTAAATGAAAAAGTTTGACAGGTACATAGGAATTGACCCAGGGAGCAATGGAGGAATAGCACAAATAGGATCAGACAGTCCTTTAACAGCAGTAAAGATGCCTTCCAATGTAGATGATATGCATTCATATTTCACATATTTGAAAGACATCTCAGAAAATCCGGTTGCCTGTGTTGAGCGGGTGAGTCTATGGAAGTCAGATGCAAATGACGGGCGGCAGTTTGGTATAGAGAAGCTGACCCGGAACCTTAATCAAATAACCACGGTATTGCGGATAGTTAAAATACCCTTTATCCAGGTTTATCCAGTTCAGTGGATGAGTTATTTAAGCATACGGGAAAAGGGGGAAAGCAAAGAAGAGAGAAAGCGGAGATTTAAAACCATTGCACAGACCCGGTTCCCGAATATTACTGTAAGCCTGAATACCGCCGATGCTATACTGCTAATGCAGTTTATAGCGTTCAAGTGCCAGAGGGAGCCGGAATGGATATTAAGTAAATTACCCGAGTCAGTAGTTAAAAGTCTTGATTTATGAAGGAAACAACAATTTTCGGAACAATAACTCCCGATGGAACAGGGATGAAAGCGGTATTATCAAAGGAATACAAAGCCCTTTTAAAGATGAACGCCGGGCAAAGAATATTTATCAACATAACGGTATTTCCGGAGAGCGGCACTGAGCTGCAAAAGGGTTACTGGCGCAAGGTCGTACTTCCAAAAGCTCAGGAAGGGTTCCGGGAGACAGGGGATGATATGACCCTCGATGAAACGCACTGGCGATTGAGGGAGCTTTGTCCGGAAACCTCGGGGGTAAGCATAGAAGACGAGTTAACGAAGGACCAGCTTAGGGGATTGATAGAATGGACAATAAGGCTATGTGCAAAAGAGTTTAATATTATAGTGCCTGAGCCTCGATAACTATTGTTGCACGCAATACAACTATAGTATATATTTACAATAAAAACAAAATGCGAATAATAAAACTTACACAGGGAGCTGAAGCAATAGTTGACGATAAAGATTATGAATGGTTGTCGAAATGGAAGTGGAGATTATTTAAATCAAGAAATCAGAGATACGCCATAAGAATTGACAAGAAAAAACAAATATCAATGCATAATGTAATTATGAATCCCCAAAAAGGATTAGAGATTGATCATATAGATAATAATGGCCTTAATAATCAAAGAATCAATCTTAGAATATGTACACACAGTCAAAATTTAATGAACCAAAACAAGCAAAGAGGAAGAAAATATAAGGGGGTGTCAAAATTCAGGGAAGGATACAGATCATATCTAAAATATGAAGGCCGATTTATAAGTTTGGGGGTTTATAAAACAGAAAAAGAGGCCGCTAAGGCATATGATAAAGGAGCAATTAAATATTTTGGCGATTTTGCCAACACAAACTTTAAAAACAAAAACCGTGAATGGATGTACAAGAAACCAATTTGAGCTGCAGAAGATAAAGATTCTGAAAGGCGGCTCCGGAGTCAGCATCAACTTCAACGTAAAAAGAGACGATGCCGGCTCGAGTGTGACTGATCGTTACAACAAAGAAACGACCACCTTCCCTCACCCTGATTTGCTGAACGTAGTGGAGAGTCTTAAGGACTTACTGGTACGGGCAGTTGGAAAGGAAACAATCAGGAGCGAGCGCATTATTGCCGGGTTCAAGAGCAACTTCAAAAAAGAGGAAAGCTATCAGGAACTCGAGAATGCCATAGATGAACATTACAAAGGAGAGATGACAAAGATTACCGTTACCGGGGTGGCCATATCAGGATATGAGTCAAACAAAGGTGCGATAATTACCGGAACTTACCTTTGCAAAAACGGCTCAAAAATAGCAATCAACTCCCCCCGGATAAGATTTGAGGGCGAGTCCTTTGGATTTGAGCAGTCGGTAATGGAGATATGTCAGGTAATTGAGGAAGAGTCCTACCTGTACACCTTTGAAGGGAAACAGGCACAGCAGGAAATTTTATTTGACGAATAGTGCAGCCACACGTTAAAATATACTTGCGATATTTTGAGTATGGAGAACAGGATTTTATACCATGCGAAATTTGCCAGTCCCGGAGTTGCGATATCCACCACATTAATGGCCGGGGCAAGGGCAAAGATGTTATAGAAAACCTGATGGCACTATGTAGAAAGCACCACGAAGATTGCCACAATGAGGTAATCACAAAAGAGGAAGTAAAAAATATACACCAAAAATTCATACAGCGATGTTAATTACAGAAGCAGAATTAAAAGGGGTTACGGAACTGAAAACAGGCATACGGCTCGTTTTCGCCATACCGATAGAAAAGCTCACGGAAAATGAGATACTGGTAATAAAGCAGATGAACTCCGAAGCCGGGTGGTTGACCTTTACCCGGGATAAGCTCAAAACGGAGATTGAGGCGGTAATGAAAGATCGCAAAATAGGGGCTGATTATGACAAGCGGAGCAAGTCTGAACAGATGCGAGGTATTCTGTACGAATACTGGATGGCAGGGAACCCGGCAGCCAAAAGTTTCGAGGACTTTTACAATGAGAAGATGGAGGGATATATCCAGAAGCTTAAAAGCATAGTCGGCCAGATAGAGGCTGACAAGTTAGATGAATATTATAACCAAAAATGAGGAAAGATGATTAACAAAGTGATTCTAATTGGACGTGCCGGGAAAGACCCGGATTTACACACGACACAGACGGGCAAAAGTGTGACAAGGTTTTCGCTTGCCACATGGGAGAACTACAAAGACGAAACCTCAGAGACGGGGTGGAGACAGGTAACAGAGTGGCACAATGTTGTAGTATGGAACAAATCGGCAGAGACTGTGAGTAAAACAGTTTCAAAAGGGGGATTGGTATATGTCGAAGGGGCGATACATACACGCAGCTATGAAGACAAAGAGGGCAACACCAAGTACATTACAGAGGTGGTCGGATTTGCCAAGAGCTTAACCCCAAGAGAGAAGAAAGAGGACAAGCCGAAAAGCGAACCCCGGGCGACGAAGCCAGCCCCGGATGACAGTATGCCACCGGAGGATTTTGATGATTTACCGTTTTAATTAAACGCTATGGAAGACAGACAGAAACTCGAGAAAGAACTCGAAACAGGTATTGAGAGCCTGAAAAGATTAGTTGAGAGAGGTGCCTCACAGAACATGATTACTTTTCAGGGTAAGATCATTCACGGCACGTTGGAAGACCTACTGATAAACATTTGCGGAAGCTCCAAAAAAGAGGATTCAAATAAGTTTTTGGACCTGTTAAAAGATGACGAGAATGGCTGAGCAGATGTTGTTTGAATTGAAGCCCGGAGACAGGTTTTACTTTATAGGCGACCCGAAGAAAGTTGTCCGGGAGATACAGGAAGTGGTAATGAGAAAACGGGGCGTGAGGGTGCAATATGTGATCTACACTGATTACAAAGAGGGGCACCAAAATCGCCCGGTTGTTTTTTAAGAAACTTAAAAAATTCTAATTGAAAATGAAAGATTTTTACAACACCAACAGACAGAGGATGCCGGAACTGGCAGAATCAAGGAAACAGGCGCATACACAACAGCGCAAGATACTGGCATTTTGCCGGATAAATAAGGGGGAGGCTTACACGCCTTTTGAGATACAACAGGCCGTGTTTACCGAGGCCACCCCGATAACCTCAATCCGGAGAGCGATAACAAACCTTACGGAAATGGAGTACCTACAAAAGACCGAGACTATGAAGCGGGGCAGGTACGGAAAAGCAAACCATTGTTGGACATACAAACCTAAGTCCTAAATGAGAAGGGGGAGTATTGACCGGGCGTTCTTTCAATACACATATTACACAGATAGGTCAAGC